ATGTGATTGGCGCCTGCCGTAGTGACCAGGTTCTTGTTTTTCTCTCTCCACTTCTCGACCCCGTTTGAGTCATGGCAAACCACTTCCCAATAATTTTCGAGGCTAAGATCTACATCTCTTATCTCATTCATGTGTAAGCCTCCGTGGGCCTCTAAGGTTGGTTGAAAATCCAATTTACGCTACTCCTCTTTAAGGTACTTTTGTCCATGTTGTTGTTATGTCCGACTTCTCATTCCATAGAAATGCGCTCGTAGAAGACCAGTCACCAAGCGCACCCATACTTACATCTTCTGCATGATTAACGCTGTTAACATAATCACCGAGCGCTCCTAACGAGGCGGTCTCTGCTATGGATAACCCCATGCTCATAGCTTGACCTGCAAGTGCCCCCATAGAAACAATGCCAGCAAAACTCATACCGCCCGTAGAGGCAATACCTCCCAGGGAACCGAATGCTCCGCTGGTTGAGATTGATAACAGTCCGGTGTTTGTTTGGTCCGCTAAAGCTCCAAATGTAATTTGAGGGGATAATGCGGTCTCACTTGTAACAGCCTGGTCGGACAGTGCGCCGTAAGTACCTGTGTTGGCCTTGGCAGCGGTATTCCAATTTATTGCTATGACGTCCCAGTCTATGGGGGTTGTAGCGCTACTCCATGGAATTGGTGCAGCCATTATGGGTATCCGCTAGTATTCATTACTCTCATTTCAGAACCAGAGTGTCTGTCTTTATCATTCTGAAGTTGTATGTCTTCTATTGCTTTATAAAATGCAGCAGACCAGAGAGCGGTTCTTTGATCATTCATTATGAAAGGCTCTGCTTCGAGCAGGCTGCCGTAAAGATAAACATCTGGGGCATTTATGATCACCCAGTTGGTTGCGGTGGAAGTGGACAGGGCGTCGAACTTCCTAAAATAATCCATCTCCATCTCATACACAGAAGACGGGGCAGGCCCTAGAAATATGTCGTTGGCCTTGATGGTGTAAGCCTTGGGGATTCCTACCGCACTCCCAGCCCAGACCCTGTCCATCATTTCTGGACTCAGGTATGTGAGCACGACCAGTGGGTCCCTGTTTAAGCGCAGGGATCTCATCTGTAGGTATCGTGGGGGTAGGTTGTAGTTTCTCTGAGCCTTAACGGTGTCTGCAGTGTAAAGACCCTCCATAGCACTCACTCGGAGTATACGGTTGAACCGTGCCTCCGCTAATGCTATGAACTCTGGAATTCTGTCTGTCAGGTCATCCCTGTTCATCCAGTTTGCTACAGCAGTTTTAAGTTCACTATATGTTGAAATTGCCATTTAATTTCCCTTAATGTCAGGCCAGGTATCCATAGCGATGAGGATATGATGGGTACATCACCCCAAGGGGGATGCCCTCACCATGAAACTTCACCAGAGAAGATTCGGATGGAATATAGACCTCAATCCCCTTCCCACGGGCGAACCCAATAAGATATTCCATGTTTGGTCGTTGGTAGGCAAACTCAGAAATGTAGGAAGGATCTCCTGGAACAGGCTTAACGTCACCCATGTCTACCCCCCAGACCCCAATCTTATCTGCGCCCTCCGTTATAGCCAGGGCCATCAGATAAGACATAGAAGAATTGAAGTAGTCAAAATTTAGATATTCCACAACCTGTTCAATCGGGTATCTGGTTGCATTAGGAATGTCGTCATAACTCGTCTGCATGTATAGTGTGGAGTTGAGTGACCTTAAACGATCCTCATACCCTACCCTGCGCCTTGCCTCTGGTTTTCTCAACAGGTCAAGTGGATGAATTTCAAAGTGCCTATTAAAGTAAGGCCACCGATCTTCATCCCAGGGCAATCCCCATACTTCCCAAGCAGGATCTTCATACGGTGCGTCGTCATGTGTAGAGGGGGCTAACCCCACTACAGCGACACTACGCACTACCGGCTTAATTCAGTAATATAGACCGTGGAAGTGCTGGAAGAAGTTATGGCAGCGCCCATGTACCCAGAACGCACCCCAAATAAGTAGGGGGTGTCTTGGGTAATAAATACTGAAGATGTGGTAGCGGTTGGTCCACCCCCACCATCGAATGCTATAAAGCAGTCATCAGTAGCTGTGAGCATCACAACAGTAACTTGATCGCTAAACGCCGAAGTTCTGGTCGCACCACTTGTGGTGGTGGCAGACAAAGTGTGTGTTACCCCTGGTTTGAAAACATTACTAACGTCAATCATATCGTTTACCTTATAGGTGAGTTGGGGCTACTTTGAAATACTTATAGTCTGGGTTATTCAAGTAAGCTGCCAGTAGTTTTGTGTCCTTTTCTATGGCCCCGTTGGTTTGCTGCATCCACTTTTCCCAGATTGTAATGGGGATAGAAGCGGTGTGATGCCACTCCCCTCTTTTCCCGAGGGAGAGTTTGTCACCATACGCATTCATCTTCTTTTTGTTCTCTTCCAACATCGGGCCGACATCCTGCACAGTGTTAAAGGTGATGGTGTCATCTACCTCATCAAAGTGCATATCGGTTCTACGGACCTTGTCCTTGTCGAGAACAAGTGTTTCAGATGCCATATATCTTTCTCCCAAACCCAGAACCTCTACCTTCCTTTACACCATGCTCCAGCCACTCCTTGGAGGTTTGTGGTCCGGTTTTAGGTTTCTTTGCTTGCGCCTTCTTCTTCTCGGCGTTCATTTTTAATGCTATTTTTTCTAGTTCTTCCATGTTAAGTTGGGGGTGAGTTGCCCCACCCCCTTCTCTTAATTACGCCTGAACAGATGCAAGGATACCGCTTGATTTTTCGTTCTTTGAAATCAGACCGAATTCAGCCAACAGGAGCTGTTTGATGGAGTCTCCCGTTTTCGCTAGATCAACAGTCTGGAAAGGACGGAGCCATGCAACACTCCAGTAGTCCATATCCAAGAAGAAAACATTACCGGCATTATCCCCAGGACCATCCGTAGCAAGGTTCCGATCTGGGACGATTCTGAACGTGCCAAAATCGCTGACGTAGACGTCCACTGCGTTTACAGCGGTTGCCTGACCAGATGTGGAAGCGGCTACCCGTAGCGGATAACCAGGACCTTCATTGGATGATAGACCTGAGATGGCCTGCTTGATGTTAGACGGACAAAGAATCAAATCCGGGCTTCCACCAGAATCGTAGCACTGCTTGATAACGACCTTGATGTTGGCTTCCGTGATGGCTGCCCTACCTGCAGCATTTACCATCGCAGTCGTACCCAGACTACCAGCGGAAGGAGAACCACCTGTCCCACCGTCAGTATGGTTAGAGCTTAACCAAGCCGGGATACCAGCACTAATTCTTGCTGTGGTTGCATCGCCAGCAACTTGAGCAACATTGTTGGTCAACATGAATTCCATGTCTCTCTTCATGCGCTTTCCGTTTTTAGCGATTTGGTAGGCTTGGTTTCGGCCATGACCTGCGTAGTCCATGACCTGATCTGTGCCTGACGTTTGATTGACGTACTGACTTATCTGTGTGCGATTTCCCAACAACACCGGACTAACCCTGGCATTGGCAGCGATGTTGTCATCGCCTTCAATTTTCCGGTTAGCTGCACCTGTACCAATTGTATCTGTCTGCCATTGAAAGTAGACATTATCAACACTGGTTTTGCTACAGCCACTAAGAAAGGGTGTATCCATTGGGGCGATGTTGTAAATCACATCAGACACTTCCTCACGAATCTTCGATGAGCCAAAGGTCAGTGATGTGTTTTCGGCAATTGCCATTTTTATATCTCCCTTTAGAGGTTTGTCACTAGCCCCTCTAACACAGCCATGGCGTCATCGACATGACCTGTTTTTCGGAGCTTGTCCATTTTTGTAGAATGCTTTTGCTTTGTTTCTCTACCTTTGTCTCTGCCGGTTCCAGTACGAACCACACGGGGTTTGTTTTTTAACTTCTTACCCTTGACGTCTGTTGTTTGAAGTTGGTCGTAAAGCCAAGCCTTACGAAGCATCAACATCACACGGTGGTCTACGAGAGCGTCTACTTCTTCTCCAGAAAATCCCTGGTTAGTAGCGTAGGTCTTTAAGTCCACAGCTAACTTTTTTTGTTTTTCAGGTTCTCCCCATTCAGGCAGTTCATTGACTAATGACTGATATTCCTTCTGGACGAGTTCCTGGTGTTGCTTCTGGTAATCATCAGAAGCAAGCTGCTGTACACGTACCTGCTCTTCCTGAACCCTTTTGAAATTATCCTGGGCTTCTCTGTACTCTTCCCTTTTGACAGAAAACTCAATTGGATCATCTCTCTTCATGGTTTCCCAATCTATGTTGGACCACTGTCCGAGAGCACCCATTTGTGTTTCCGCTAGGTTTTGAAGTGCTTGAACATACTGCGTTCTTTCTTGCTGAATCTGAGTGTATTCAGAGACCATGTTTTGTTTAGCGGTCTCAAACTCTTTTTGTTGTTCTGCAAGTTTCTGTGATTTTCGAGTATAGCTACTCTGACGGGAATACCCCTTCATAAGCTCGTCGAGGGGTATTTCTATTTCTTCGCCATCAACTTTGACAGCGTATAGAACATCCTCTTCGTCTTCTTCGGGTTCTTCCCCCTCTTCGGATTCTTCTTCCTCAGATTCCTCCTCTGGATCTTCGTCTGTAGTTTCCTCTGTAGACGCTTCTTCCTCGGTAGGTTTTGCCTCTTCTTTGGCTTCTGGTTCTTCCTTTTCAGGATTCAGTAGGCCTATGAGTGCTTTTTCCGCTTCCCGAACTGTACCTTCGGTTTCTTCTAGTGGGGCTGGTCGCGTATCCACGGGTTCTCCTTAAATGTATGGGTGTTGCTTCTCCATGATCTTTTCCATTTCGCCTGTTTCAACAATAGACGCTATATGGAGTTCAATCCTGTCAAGCAGTCTCAGTGCAAGCCAGATTGATTCTCTGGCTTCTACGTCTTGGACGGCTGAAGTATTCCAGCGTCCAGTCAGGTCTGTTCTTAGAGTTTGAAAGGCCTCTATGAACAGATTGTCTGTGAGTAGGCGTTTTGCTTCCGCCTCTCTTTGTCCATTTAGTTTCATCGTTTCCTTTTGTGTGGTTTTAGTCCAGTGCTCTTTACACAAACTGCCCAGGCGTTTGCCTTCTTCTTGGAGTTCTTGTTTTTCGCTTTTACCTTGCGAACACAGTCCTCAAGTTTTTTAGGCATTACGTGTTGCCAATAGCGACAGCTCTCTGTTGCTGCTGTTCCATCTCTAACTCAGCAACGTCTAGCTGCGCCTGTACTGCAGCTTTCTGGGCCTCCAGTTGAACCTTCTGTTTCTTCACTTCCACATCAGCAGCCTTGATCTCAAGCTCCTGTTGTTTGATCTGCATCTCTGCCTGAGCCATTTGTTCTTTTGCGCTTGGGCCTTCCTGTGGGGCTGGTTCAGTGAGGAAGTCCTCCACGTTCATAAAGCCCATGTTCTTTACCAGGGCTGCGCCCATGTTGTAGAGGTTTCTCTCGGAGACAATAGAAAGTCCCCCAGCCATGGCCTGGGACGCGAACTGAATCATCTGGGAGAGGTGCATGGCCTGCTGGTCTCTGTTGCCATGACCTAAAGCCACAGACACTGTGCAGTCTGCCTTGTCTCTCCAAGCATCTGGCCTTACCTCTACCCACTTATCCCTTAACAGGACAACAGTTTTGTAATCGTGGTTTTTTTGCAACAGTTCGTAGATGACCCTCATTAAATCCTTTACGCCGGTCTCTGCGAAGTTACGTGCGATGAGTTCTACTCTTGACTGGGCAGCAGTCATCACCTGATTCACTGCGGTAGCAGTGGTGTGGGATTGGAGAGCGTTGTCGTTCAAGCCTGATGAGTAACGGGACACACCGGCTCTTGATTCGCGTATGGAGTCGATGTACTCCAGCATCTGGAACGAGTAGGGTTCAAGTGGGGGTGTAGACAGGGGTTGAATCGCGTTATGGCTTTTAACCCGGACCACACCACCCGGTCTCTGTGTTAAGAGGTCATCAAGATTTGCTTGACCCTCTAAAACCGCATATCTACCGAAGTTCTGGTTGTACATGTTGTCCATTAAATTTCGCAGCAACGTAGATTTTATGAGTTGCAGATCTTCTACTAAGTCAGCAACGGACAACCCAAAGAACTTGTGGGGTATTTTTATGGGGGTCAGTGAAACAAAGGGGGTACGGTCTATTTCTTCGTTGGCTAGGACGGTGCTTCCAACGGTGCAGACCTTTCTTAATTCAGCGATGCCGTCACCATCGTAGTCAGTTCTTAAAAAGGATTCATAGAGCCAGTATTCGCGTAGGGTGCCGTCCCCTGACATCAGGGCGCCATCCATGCCAAAGGTAAAGGAGTCATCAAACTCATACCTTGCTCTCATCTCTTCACTGAAGAGTGGGTAATCCTCTGAGCCTTGTGAAAGGTCATCAGCGTCTACGTCGTAGCCCATTTCCCTTAACTGGGAAAGGGTCTTCCTTACCCTGTGACAGACAAACCTTGCATCCTGTATAGTTTTGGATTCTCGGGAGATTAGAAACTCATCCGGTGGGACGTTTTCTATTCTGACTTGGCCTGCCTTATTTCTTCGGGTGATGACTACGTCGTGGTAGGGGGCAGCCTGGTCATCGTAAGCCGTGTGCTCTATGACCTCGACTTCTTCTTTAACTACCAGGGCTTCCAGTTCAACATCAGAGAGTCCTATGTATTCTTCCCGGTTCCACTCCTCTGACTCATCCCACCAAACCTTCACAATGCCGTTCTTTGATAGAAGTGCATCAGTAAACCAGGAATATAGAATTTCCCAGCCATTGTTTAACCTGCCAAAGACATAATTGACATAATCGGTGGCTTGTTCGGCCATCTCATAGTCTTCAGGTGTTTGGGGGTTGAACTTGACCATCTCATCACCGGACGCAAACACCCTCATTAGGGAGGGTTTGATCCACTCGATGGTATCGGCCACAGTGGAGTCTACGAACTGACTTCTTCCCTCTACTTCGTTACCAAAAGGCAACCCATAGTAGTAGTCCATGGCCTTCTCTCTTTGAATAGAGAGCATGTCGCCACCGTAACCAAGAGAATCAGTTAATTCTTCTCGAATCCTTGCTACGAGATCGTCTTCCGTTAGCTTTTCGCCGGAGAATCTCCGTTTCTTTTCGTATTCAGCCAATTAACTTTTCTCCAAAGATGTCATCGGCAAGATCGGTGCCGAGTTGTGTTGCTCCCATAGGCAGTACAGAGGCCAGGGGCACTTCGCCGTTGATCCAGTCTTTTAGTATCTGGTCCGGGGTTTTTCCTCGTTTGGTAGCAGTTTTCCTTATAGCCTCGTCAAACAAGATAAGAAGGGGACGACTTTCCCCTTTCATGTAATCAATCCAACCTGCAGCCTGTGTTTGAGCTGTCGTGAGTCCCTTCTTCTCTGCGATGTCCTTTAGGACTTTTTCAGGATAAGCGTAAACAAGTTTTTGAGGGGACCCTTGTTCAATTCCAGCAGTCATCATACGATTGATGTGCATGTCTACAGTCCCAGGCATTAGGTTTCCGCTAATGTTATGAGCGAAGCTGCTTGCTTTAGGTTGGTTCATAGCAGCGTCTGTAGTAAAAAGACCTTTGTTGTAGGGGTGTTCAAAAGTTGTCTTTAGAAGTGGTTGATGCGTCCCCTTGTCGTACCTATGACCATATCCCGGAGGTTGTCCTTCCGCCCATAGTTTCA